CCTGAGGCGCTTTACTTCATGCTGAAGTGCATCGTCCTGCTTACGCTGCGGCTCGGGCTTCTGGTAGCGCTTAACCCAGGCGTAAAGACTATTAGTGGATACACCAAGTCGAGAGGAGACCTCAGACACAGGGTACCCCTGCTCAGTGATCTGTTTTACGGCTTCAATTTTGAATTCTTCTGTGAACGTTTTGACTGACATAAACACTCCTTCATTAGGCCTCCATTATGAGGCAAAAAAGTGTCTACGAAACCCGGGTCTATTCATTTTGGCTGTGATTTTGGTCCGCATGAAACCTACTATGCTGGCTATATTGAGTTTTCACTTCGCCCAGAGTCTCGCCAGCCAACTATGGATGATCTTCGCATTCTGGATGAACATTTTTATCATTGGATCGGTGACTTATACTCGGATGATAAATCGGAACCCCATCCATTAGCTTATTCACAGAGCAGCCTTCGATGGGAGTATACCCCGCTTGAGTATCATGGAATCTATGAGAAAGTCTCTGTGTGGTATCGGCTGACAGAGCCTGCTGGTGCAGAGTGGCTGATAAATCACCTTCGCCACTTTCTGTTAGAAATTTATCCATCACTACCTCATGTTGGAACTGCATAAAGCAAAAAAACCAAACCTTAATCACCGCCAATAAAAAACCCCGCCGGAGCGAGGTTGGTTTGTCTGTGATGCTTTTAGTTAACTAGCGACATCTGGCCGGGAAGTTTTCCATCCCTGAGTAGCAAGCATTCTTCTGCTGAGGCTTCCCTCCAACTTCCGAAAGCGTCACGAATGGCGAATTGGTCTTCAAATCCAAGCCATACCGAGCACTGACCGAAAGCATCCCATATTTCTACTTTAATGGTTTCTTCGTTGAAGGGGTAAATACCTTCGAATTCTGCGATGTAAACCTTTATGAAATCCAAATCCTTAAGCTGCTGAAATACTTCTTCATTGCTTGGCTTCACTGTAATTTCCTTTTAGTTACGCGACTAAGCTACATTAGCGCCGTGAATCAGGTGACGCAACGCCTCAACTCCGTTGGAGTTATAACGGAATGCCTCAACTTGCTTGTCTGAATACTTCGACTTGTCCAAGAAGAATTTCCCGTACTCATCTGTTTTCAAGTTGTGCTTATTGGCAAGTCTGCCGACCTTATTGGCTGACGCGCCCCCTCCAATTTGCTCAGCAGTCTCTTTGGCGGTGTAAAAGCGTTCCTCCAGTACAGGAAGAGGAACAATATCGTGACCGATAAGTGGATTGACAAGCGTCGCTACAATGACCTGATTAGCTGCATCGCCAAGGCGTGGAAACATAGACATCAACTCACGAGCAGAAGCGATGTTTGACACAAGCGCCTGGGACTGCAATTGCATAGCCTTAGCAAGCCGATACTCAAGCAATCCAGAAGACGGTTTTTCTTTCATAACGCTATATGTGCCGGTTTCCATCAGTGCTGGAAGTACATCTTCGCATACCCAATCTTGAACACGCTCGGCTGACGGAAGACTACTGCGCATAATCAGACGAAACATGTCAGCTTGACCGGCGAGAATTACTCCTCGTGGGCGAGATCCAAAACCTGATTCCGACGATTCACCCGAATTGAGGTTAATCAATGACTTACAGTGTTGCTTGAGCGCTTTGTGTGGATCTGCATAGCCCAAAGAACGAGCCATTTCTACAGCGAGAAAAACAGGCTTGCCGTTATACTTAGCAGCGTCCACGCTTACAATTTGCTCATCACTTGACTTGAACTCAAAATGCTTGATAATTGACTTCATATGTTCTCCGAAAGTTCATATACCCATTGAATTGCCAGCAGCCGACCTGCTGGCTTTTTCATTTGCGCCATCCCATACGCCTTTCAGTGAACCCCTTCCTTTCCATTCAAGCGATCTAACATCCCTTTTGCGTTACGAGCATGAAATCCTTTCATGTCGATATTTTCAGTTTCGCGAACCAGACTATCCCGCGCCTTGTCGATCATGTAGTGGCTTTCGTTTGCCATGTCGTAGAAGAAACCATGGTGCGGAGAGCCGAGTTGGTTCAGTGCCGGGTAAATCTGTTTGGCAACACGGCGGCCTTTGTCCATCCATACCCACATGTAGGAAAGGTTAATCAGTTCTTCATCGGTGAACTGCTTGGCAATCGGTGAATGAGCCACTTCGCGATCCAGAATGTCGAGTACCCAGCGGCGGAATTCTTTGGCCTTTGGTGTTCTGGCAAACATGCCAATCAGGTGCGCCCCACGCAAAGAGAATACGCGCATATCCTGCCTTCCTCCGGGGGTGGTCACCTTGACCACCCCTGTCATTTGCTGGGTAAATTCGTCAGCATGGCGATTGAAGATGCGGTGTATCGCTTTGTCGTCGGCATATTCTAATGCCTGACCAACTTCAGCGGCCGTCAGCCATTTTTGCCCTGCCATTTCCATATACGCAAAGTTTGTGTTGTGGAACTGAAGCTGGTTATTCGCTATACTTTTCATGTCGGTTTCCTTGCATAGGGTTTCTGACAAATCAGAGGCCTCAACTGTTTGCGCAGTTGGGGCTTCGCTGTTTTGATTAGGCATGAATTTCGTTCCTGCTTAAAATCTCATCCGCAATCTGCAAACGGTAGAGCACTTCACTATGAGCTGTTCTGAATGACTTTTTTGCTCCCTCAATGATTTTCTCTTTCATTTCTGGAGGGATGCGGAGCTGCATAGGGTTGATAACTTCTACTTCTTTCTTCATCATGTAATCTCCTTTAATTAACATCACAACTTCATAATAACTCATTTGAGAGTTTTTACAATTATAAAAATGAAGTTTTAGAGTTTTGAGATGAACAAATGCCATATGATAATGATTTTCCACATCGAGTTGCATCAACTCGCTCTTCTCTTGGCTTAACGCAGGCTGACCTCGCACTCCAGGTCGGCGTCGTTCAAAGGCAGATTGCGGCTTATGAAGGTGGCGAATCAAAACCAAGGCGTGGTGTTTTGATGAGGCTTGCCGAAGCACTTGGGACGACAACAGAATGGCTAATGGAGGGAGCAGGCGAAAAGCCTAATCCGAGGCGTATTTCTCCTACAAAGTCTGTTAGGCAAATCCCCATCATTAATATGGATGATGTCGAAAAGTGGATGATTGATTTTGATGACAGCGGGAATTACATCCAGGGCTTGTACCCGACTTCATGCCGCTTAAGCCACGCCGCGTTCGCCGTAAAGATGGATGATCCAGCCATGGCTTTCTCAAACCCATATGGATACGGCTTCCCACTGGGATGCATTGTGGTTTTCGACCCAACGGTGAGCGAAGAAGATAATGATTTTGTATTAGCTCTCTTCCCTGATGGGAGAAAGATGTTTAGGCAGATTTTCGCTGACCTTTTCCACACGCAACTGACACCGCTAAATGATAAATACCGTTCTTTTAACGTACCTAATGGCTCACCCAAGCATCCAGGGGATCCAGCGGATGTGACATTAATTCCTGCCGTATTGGTTGAAGTTATCTTGCCTTCAGCTGATAGAATTACCCCATAGCTCCACAAAGAAAAAACCCACCAAGCGGTGGGTCTTAAAGTTAGTTACTTACCCTGGATGGCGGTGAACCATCTAAAATTAGATTGAATTGCCCCCTTGCAACAACACCGTTTTCCCGGACCTCAAGGTAACTAATCCTCAGAAGCTCGTGGGTTAGAACAGCTCCAGCAAGCCTTGCTAACTCCTCCGGCCTAGTCATTTCTTCGAGCACCTTGAGGTTAAAAGACTCACCGTTGCTTTCACGTTGAACCAAGAGATTAAACTCATCGCTAACGCCAGACCTCTGAATTCCTAAAATATAGAAATTATCAAAATTTTCACGACTCTCTCTATTCTTTGACTGCCGGTTTTTGAAGTCCAGCAATTGTGCTCCGGAGTACGCCTCTCCTCCAACAACAGCGGATTCAGCATCATTGGCAACAGATTTTAGCACCGCCGCTTTGGCTGTTTCTGATAGCTTTTCTATTTTGCGGCTCGCTGGAGTTTCACCAGCGGCCTTCAGTTCGCTAGCGATTTGAAATGCATCCTTCATGCCTGTAACAACAGTCTGGATGTCATCACTTTTTGCTTCTAGCTCATCCTTCTTACTCGCTCTCTTTTGGTGAAGATAGTAACACCCACCTATAGTTAGAGCAGAAATTAGAGCAAGAAGAACCGTCATTTTCTCAGCTCCGCTCATATTTTCCATCGTTTGTTGTAAGAAGGTCATAGCCCGATTGGCTGTATCTGACCAATCGGTTGTAGATTCTGTAGACCCCTCTTTAACTTTGAAGACCACATCTAACGCCTGGCGATCTTCGTTCGTGAGAGAGTTCAATTTGGTGCTGCCGTACTTTGCCATAACGTAAGCACGCTGGAAAGCCTCATTCATGGAAGCCATTCCAGCAATCATCGAAGCGGTTAAGCTGGAGTGAAATTTATCACCTTTGATATTAATATAAAGGATTGGCCATCCATCAAATTGAATGTCTATGTTATTGAAATAAAGATCTTCCTTGCTGATGAAGTCTTGCGTGAAAGCCCAGAAATCTTCTGCCGTTTTAATGATGACTTTATGCTCTTCCATGGTTCGCTCTTTTTAATGGTTTTATACCAATCTAAACTGAGCTTGCTAGGTAGTAAATTCTGTAATTACATACATATATCTATCGTAATGAATTTAATTCCGGCATTTACTGGATCAGTGCAACATTCAAAATGATAAATCGTGCTGTCAGTATCTAATACAACACTCATGCATAGGCGGCCCACAAAGCAAAAACCCTCCTAGGAGGGTTAAAGTAACCCTTTATGTCTGACTACCTTCATCGTCCGTTCCCGCCAATACCCACCATACGGCACGCGCTGACTCAGCCTCCCATACAAGTGGTGCAGCAACATATTGCCTTCAAGCAGGATCCCCGCGTGATTCCATTTATCGGACTGAACCTGCATGATCACCAGGTCCCCCTCTGCTGGCGCACCAGAGAATTCGCGAAAGCCGCATTCGTACCAGCAATCCTGATAGAAATTATCCGGATACTGTTTTTCCCACCACGGGTAATCGACGCGATAATCATTCAGCTCAATGCCGTGCGTCTGCCGGAAATAGCTCATCACTAGTCCCCAGCAGTCGGTATGTCCCAGCACGAACGGACGCTCGAGTAACGGCAGTTCGCCGCGTGGCTGGATTGTACGTAAATCCCCCTCCGGCCAACTGACGATGTGCCAGGGCAATTCCGTGGCGTCACATTGGGCCTTGTCCAGCTCGCTCGGCTGCGTCGTTGCGTCTGGGTGGCTGTGGACTACTGCTATCACCGTTCCCCAGTCCTCCGCGCCAGCATAGCCCTGCGGATCGAGATGGAAATGCTCGGTAGGCTCAGAGGCCAGATTACGGCATGGGAAATATTTTATGACCCGCGATTTTTGTGCTACTACGCCGCAGCATTCCCGTGGATACTCTGCCTCAGCGTGAGCCATGATGGCCTGAATCAGTTTATCGTCCATAGGGTTAGCTCTTCAGTAAGCTGGTGCCGGGGAAGCCGCCAAAATCGAGCTCGTTGTTCGCACCAAACCGGCATTTACAGCCGGACAATGAGCCCGGACAAACATCTTTTGAAGGGTCATCAACCGGGTTGTTGAATTTGTCGAAATAGGCGGTACCGGAATACGTGCAGCCGTTACCCGTCCGGTACCAGCCATTTATCGCCCACGTACAGATGGCGTGGATCTGGCGCTTAGGAAGCATCTCGCCTTGCAGGTCCATCGGACTGCTAAGGGTGAATTCGACAAGCTGATTGTCTTCCTGGCTCTTGCTGTCGATATAGAAAACGCTGAGCTTTTCCTGTGTCGGGTCTGCTGAAGGATTGCCGCCCGTGAAATTTCTCGCATCGAGATAATGTTTCAGCGTGTCATGCACGATGACTTTCGCCTGCAGCATATCGTCATAGGCCAGACACAGAGCGGTAATGCTGCTGTTCAGGTTAGCAACCGTCAGTTTAGGTTGAGCAGAAGAACCATCCGTTGAGTCTTCAAGCCCCTCTATCTGCGTAGGCCATGGAGAATATTCGTTACCCTGCCACCAGATAGTTTTACCAGTCAGCTTTGATTCATCGTATGAGGGTGTACCACCGATATATTCAATTTTGGTGATATAGCGGGTGCCCCACGGTTTACTTGCCGCCGGTATTGCAACTGAACTCGCAGAACCGAAGGAGAGGCTCGCCGTCTCGCCAGTTGAATATGTAATTTTTACACCAGTGGCACCGTTTGCAGGAACAGATCCTGCTGCCGCCGGGCGTGATGCTGTAGAGGCAGCAGTCGGTATGAGGCTTGTAGCAGATGAGCGCTGCTCGAACTGACCTCCCCAAACATAAATTCCACTCGTTCCATCCCCTGCGAAAGAAGTCGTCGAGTTTGGTCCAACAGTAGGATAAACCGCGGGGCGAATATCGGCAGTAACTGTTGCTGCAGTGGTTGAGGTAACAGTTACCTTGACCCATCCATTTCCCAATTTAACAACTGAACATAATGCTGCATCATTAGTGTTCACGATCACACCATTAATCAGATCTACTGAAACGATGACCTGTTTAACTAATTGTGCAGACTGGACGATGCTTACGTTGGCGTAATTGTATCCGGCTGATTTTAAAAACGCGGAGAACGTGAATGTTGTGTTCGCCGTCGGAATATACCCGGACCGGTAAATCGGATGACTCGCAACGGTAGTATTCGGTACCCATTTTGCCGCCGTTGTTGATCCATCAGGGGCTGTGGCGGAATTTGCAATTACTGAACCCTGGCCTTTTGCCCAAGCCGCATTTGCCCACGCATTAGAGTAAGTAAGCAAATTAGTTGAGGCAGGTTCGGGTTCCGTCCTTCCGAAAATCTCAAGTGGCCACTGATTCGCAGAGGCCTGGTAGATTTTTCCATCCTGACCGATATAACTGGCAGCGCCAGCGCGCGTATAAGTAACCCGTCCATCCAACGTCGAATCATCCAAACGGATCGGACTGACCGGGTTTGTGGCATCAAGCTCCTCGGCCGTATAAGGAAGCGTTTCATTGTGAAAGCGCAGAATATCTGCGCCGAATGCAGATCCATCCACTTCGAACAGGCGTAACTTATCGCCCGGCTCCAGCTTCTGGACGTCAGAATTCATGACCATGTGATTGCCTGCTGTCAGACCGAATAAGCCTGCTCAAATGTGAAAGAAACGCTCATCGTAGCGCCGCCCATCGGCATCGCCTTAATCGAGTCTTTCGTTACGCGATATAGACCGGACACGCCATAGGGAGGGGTCCAGACACATGACTTAATGACGTGTGCACGAACGAAGGCCAGGATGGGTTTCATGTCCTTTTCTCGCCCCTGAAAAGTGAGCGGCCACGTTTGGGTTTCCGGATTGATACCGTCACCGGATACCTGTTTATATCCGTCGCCAAACTGTGCGCTGCGCACGCGCCAGTCATAAGCCCCCTCAGGTGTTCCCTGCACGCGCCAGCTGAACGTTTCGAGTGCCATAATTTCCTCAATAAAAAACCGCCCGTAGGCGGTTAACGTGAGTTGTTTGCGTTGTAGATGAGACCACCGGGACGCAAAGCTTTCGCAATCCCATCGCGAACAGACTGGTCGATCACCTGCTGGTAAGCTTTACCAATGGCGTCACTGTTGCCCGACGTCTGCTGCTGATTGTTGCCGGTCTGAACCACAACGGACGTCTGCACAACCGTAGAGTTGGATTGACCACCGGACAGGCCAAACATACCGGCATTTCCGCCAACTAGACCGCCGTCTGCATAACCCCTCATCATGGAATACAGGTTATCGACGCCGATCCGGCTGGTCGCCTCCTTGGTCATGACGAATTCGCCGCGATGGACGATACCGGCTGGCGCGAACTTATCGCCTTCGCCGGTATAGCCACCAGAATCAAACGATAGTCCGCTGTAAGCACCGGATGAAAACGAACTGTTAGAGGCTGCCGTAGCGGTACCTGAACCAGCCGAGAACGAACTACTGATCCAGCCCATGGCCGCCTGTACAGCTTGAGCAATGAGCAGTTTATTGATGATCTCAACAATGCTGGTCAGGAATGACTTCGCAAAATCCTTCACATTAGCTTTGCCGGTTGTTGCCAGTGTACTCATCATTGAGGACATATCGCTGAGCGTGGTTTGCGCCAGCTGTCCGGTCGCAGTGAACACGTCACTGGCGTTTTCACCAAACTGGGCAATTCCCTGATTCATGCCTGCCAGCCAGTCCCCCTGATTGGCATCTTCCTGTTCCCATCCTGAACGCAAAGCCTCTTTAGCCCGGTTGTATTCTTCCGTAACTTTTGAAAGTGCCGCCGGATCAGTGATGCCGTCAGTCTGCTTACGGAACGTGTTGTTGAGCTGCGTTTCCTGATCGACTCGCCCAGCCTGCTTCGTGGTGAGTCCGAATTTTTCCTGAGTCTGAGCGTTCTTGCTGACGATAGACGTGGTGTAGTCCTGCATCTGCTTGAGCGCCTTCACCGCCTTCTCGCGCTGTACGTTCTCGCGAGACAGCTGCGCCTCAAGCTGCAGGCTGGCCGTTATTTCCCCTGCGCGCGCCAGCAGAGACTTCTGATCGGCGGTGAGGGTGGTTTTACTTTTCAGGTCAGCGATTTGCTGAGTGAACTTCGAGAGTTGTTGCTCCTGACTGGTCAGCGTGGTGCTGGCCGAAACCTGTTCCTTCAGCGCGGCAAGTCGCTGCTGGCTTGCCAACAGCTCGCGAGTACCCGCATCATCCTGATAAGCTTTGGTAACTCCTTTCGGTGTTTTCGGATCTTTGTATCGGTCGTTAATGCCTATTGTCAGTTGACTGGCTTTTTCCTGAGTTATCAAACCAGCCTTCAGTGCCTCATTGACGACTTTGATATTCTCAAGGCGTTTTTGCGCATTTGACGCAACGGATGAATCGAGGGAGTTTACTTTTTGACTAAGCTGAAGATTCTTTTCTCGCGTTTCTGTTTCTGCTGCTTTAGAAGCATTCAGGAGATCCTGTTGCGTAATTTGGGCTTTAAGGCTTAACACTTCTTTTAAGCCATTATCTTCACCAACAGTTTCGCCATTATCGACGAACACACCTCCTAGCCCCCAAAATTTTGGGTTTGAAGCATTCCTGAGGTTTTCTGTCGCTTGAGCAAGTTTTTCATCAAGCGTTTTTTCTCGCCCAATACCGAGCATCGCATCCCACGCCTGAGACGCTATATTTTTCAGCGAGTTCCAGCCTCGTTGAATATCGCCCAGGCTATTCTGAACATCCGCCGCCCGCTGCTTCATCATATCTGCGTAAGTGGAAATCGCGAGCGTTGCAGCGGCCTGTGTATCGCCCTGCTTCTCTAAAGCAGCGACTTGCTGGTAAACACTGGCTGTCACGAAGTGATATTTTTCGTTAAGGTCGAGCAAACCCTGAGCCGGTGCAGTTGTCAATTTTTCCAGATCGGAAATAGCCTGGTCAGCAGCCAGCCCGGTAGCTTTCTGGTAATCGATAACAGCTTGTGAGGCAGCTACAAGTTGGTCACTACCGAATTTCCCTGAAGAAACCACTGCGTTGATTGATGCAGCAGCACCTGCGATTGTAGTGGTACCAGTTGCAAGCTGTTTGGATAGTGCTACCAAATTACCCGCACTGGTACCGGCGTAATTTCCGGTTAGCGCCAGTGATTTATTAAATTGTTCCAGCTCATCACTGCCTTTGTAAGCAGAAATAGCCAGCGTCCCCAGAACGACCGCAGCCGCCGCAATCCCAACTGTTACAGGATTAAGCAAACCGAGCAGCGCCTTAGCGGCATTACCCATTCCACCAAAGGAATCCTTAATTTGGCCGCCTTGCTGAATTGCTACCATATAGACCGGCATACCAGACGCCAAAGAAGTCACTACATCGGTTATCTGAGCAGGGAGCTGCCGCATGGCTTGTCGGTATTGCCCCGCAGAAATTGCCCCACTTTTCCACGCATTTTCCTGATCGCGCAATTTAGCGATCAGCGGCGCAGCCTGTTGTGAAAGCCCCATCTGCGCAGCGCGATACTCCTGAATCTCAGAGGAGGTTTTACCCTGTAGCTCCACTTGTTCACGCAGGCGTTGAAGATAAGTTTCTTTAGCAGCTGCCGCTGCTTTGTCCTCCTGGGCTGCTGCAGCTGCAGCTCGTCCTTCGGCAGTTCTGGCTTCCGCAGCTCGGCCAAGTTCTTCGCGTGTCTGCTGAATGGTGCGCGATGCGTCCCGGAATGTGTCACTGTCGATCAACCCTTTGGCATTAAAGCGCGACAGCTGCTGTTCCATGTTGTCGAGCTTTTCGAACGCTGCAGTTACCGGATTGATCTGGGTAAGCAGCGTGCGCAGCTCCTGCTGTTGCTGAGCGGTCGCCTGTGCCGCGCCCTTTATACTGGTTTCGTTCTGCTTCAGCGCTTCGCTAAATCGCCGCACACGCTGGTGCGTGTCTTCCACTTCCCGGGAAACTTCAGCGGAAGCTTTTGCGGCTCCTTTACCGCTGGCGCCGAAACTATCGGCTCCCTTTGCTGCGACGGCCGCTGCCTCAGCAAATTTATCCAGCTCGTTACTGCCGCGCTCAACGTCGGACGTATTGACCCGGAGCGAAATCGTTGCAATATCACCGGCCATTACGCCCCCTTATGCATGAGTGTCAGCGCCGTTCTTTCCATTATGCGGATGTCATGCAGCGCGGTTGCTTCGTCGTCTATTCCGTGAGTACGCATCAGCCAGGGCAGGCAATTGTAATCAAGACCTGTCGCCCCACTCATACCCACTCGCCACTGTGTGCTGGCCGCCTGAAAGACGTCGAAGGCAGGCCAAACGTCAGGCCAGACATCGATAATGACCTGTTCGAAATCATCGGCTGTCAACCCTATACCGGCCAGCTCTTCAGCAGTGGGATCAGGCGTATAGAACGCCGAGGCAACCGCTATTAGTTTTTTTCGCGATTACCCAGCAGTTCGGCGTAATACGCTTTCATGATCGCCTCACCGGCGCGAGGATAGTTATCCAGCAGGATTTCAACGTTTTCCTGATTGAACTCGTCAGGGAGCGCCCAGCCTTCAGTGATATCAAGCAGGAACTGAGAGATGTGCTTACCCTCGACCTTTTCCAGATCCGCCAGCTCTTTGATCGGACGATGCTTAAACGTAAAGGTCACAATCCCTGGCTCGTCGCCTGGCACGGGAATAGTCACATCGGCTTTAAACGTTGGGTTTGGTTTTAATTTGAATTTGGCTGCCATGGTGGCCTCGGTAAATGAGTGAAGAAAAAGCCCGTTGCCGGGCTCAAATTAGAAGTTCTATCAGCTGGAAGGCTCCGACGCGGTGTCTTTGTAGAACGTCATGTCGCGAGACTGTACGGCAAAGGCTGCCTGAACGGTTTCGACGGCGTTTACAGCTGTAGTTGGCTGCGGGTCGAAGGATGGGATGCCTGACCAGTAGCGCATTTCTTTGGCCTTCGGCACGTACATGCGAAGCGGCAGCGTATCCCCACTGCGGTCACCGGCCGTCAGCACGCCGTAAATTGGCAGGGTAGAATCATGCGCCAGCGTGAAGGTCTGCGTTTTCGCAGCTTTGTAGGTAGCCAGGTTGCGCTGGCGATCATCGGACAGGAACTGAATCTGCACGTACTGCTGATCGCCACCGCTGGAGGTAACCTCTGTGATTTGGGGGATCTCCGTCCATTCTGTCACTTTGCGCAATGAGCCCACGCCAGCTCCAGCGGCAAAGAAATTGGTGTCAGAGGTGTTGAGCACGTCGATGGTGATCGACGTTGCTGTCTGGCTTGAGACGCGGGCGACCAGATTATCAATAAGCCCCCAACCGGATGAGATAAGAACAACATCATCGTCCGCGAGACCGTGACCAGTGGCAACGGTGAATACCGCTCCGTCTGCGTTTGTTACTGCGGTTGCTGACACTGCGGCAGCGAGTTTTGACCCGACGAAAACAGTCGCGCCGTTAGGCAATGCAAAGCCCATGGGAATTCTCCATTAAGAGGGATTTTAAACCGCCAGCAGGCGGCGCTTACGATATGTCAGCGCGATAAGACATGCTGACGGGGATGGTGTAAGAGGTGTCGGAAGAAATGCCTGCAAAAGCGCTGGGGGCGCTGTTGATGAAACAAGTCAAACCGCCGTCACTCATCTCCTGATTCTCAGGGAACAGCTGGATCAGTTGTTCGGCGATGAGACCACCTGCCGACTTTCCGGTACCGGCGGGCGCGATAACGTTAATCTGGTAGACGCCGCGAAACACTTTGGCCTGTCGGCTGAGGTCGATCGCAGTCGTCGTCGCAGGCATGACATGGGATTCAAGATAGATACCATCGGGAGGACTGAACCCGATATTGTCAAAAGCGACCTGCAGCCCCTGCGCTTCAGCCCACTCGCTCAGTCGCGTCTCAAGTAGCTGCGTTATGGCCTGTTGGCTCACGGCCCCACCTCCTGCACTGATTCAGTAAAGAAACGCTGAAACTCTTCAGCAGTGATCCGCACCATGCCACCGGGTGCCTGTTTCGAATGGCCGAACTCCAGCAAATACGCATAAGGCACGTTGTTGCAGAAGTAGATGGATTTGGTACCGACCTTAAACGATGCCATGACCAGGCCACCGGCCGCTTTTGTCGCCCCACCACTTTTATCGATGACGCCCGTTTCTCCGGTTGCTGGCGCATCCAGTGATACCTGCCAGTTCCCGCGAAAACGGCCGCCGGTATAACCGGGCGGGGCTTTCACATCCATGCCGTCACTGATTCGCGCCTTGCGCTTCAGGCGTCCGGTTTTAGTCAGGTTGGCAGAGTCGGACTTCAGGGCTTCGTTATAGTCGAACACCTCTTTGTTGTAGGCCACCGCAGTCTGGTTCACTGCCCACACTTCGGGATTTCCCACCGGAGACATGTCGACGAGACGAGCGAGGATTTTGATACCGGTAGCGCGGATCACTTCTTCCTGGTTGGCTTTGGCTGTCGCGACGAAGGCGTTGATCGAGGCCATGAACGAATCGTTATCAGCCATGGTTACGCCCTCAGCTGGGCTTTATAACAAATCAGCGTCGCCGCAGGTTTTACAGGCCCCGGCAAAACTACACGGAACTTTTTGCCGTCCACCTCGATCCGGTCATCAGTCCTGATTTCGACGGCATACGTCGCTGTCAGTTTGACGTCACCATTCTGGATCCGCGTCCCGTCGATTTCTCCCGGCGCATAAGCAGTAATGACCCCGACCGGCTTCGCCGTTTCAACAGGCGTGGTGACTTCTTTGCCTGCCACCATTTTCACGGAGCCGCCACGCGTAAGCAGATATTCCTGGCCGTTCTCAGTCAGCAGACGCGTTGCGGTTGCGCGCATACGCAGATAATTGATTGCCATGTCATCCCCGCATTACGTCAAAGTTGACGGATGATGACGCGCCAGTCAGCCCGCGCAACAAGCCAGAGAGCCAGCTGAAATAAGGCGCTGATGTGCTGCTGCCTTCTGCATATGACACGCTGACCGCCCCGACAACGGTTTCCTGAGTTACCTCTCCGCCGCCGGAGAAAGAGGGGGAGAGATCGACGGTCTGTGCCTCGATTGCCAGCCGACATTGAGCCTGATTAAGCTTTACCGGAACGCCTGTAACTGGTTCACCGTTCAGGTTTATGCCGGTGCGCGGCCATGCCAATGGCTGATTTGGTTCAGCAGGCTTTCCACGCCAGACAAGCCCCTCGAGGTAATCCATCGCCTGAATAAGCAACGTCTCGATTTCTTCATCGGTTTCCGGCAATGAATAACCGCGAGATGAGGCAAAGCTCTTTAACTCTATGACGCTCGCATAGCTATTAAAATCCGGTGACGTCGGGTCGTTGATAATCATTGATGAAGCCTCCACGCTTTTCTGCGTTCGGTGCGAGGTGTTTTATCAGGGTGATTTTCCACGCTGGCTTCATCCTGATGATCAACCAGCGAGTAGCATGGATAAATCACCGCCCCGCCGTAGGCGTCTCCGACAGCGTAATCTGCAGCCTGCGCATAGTCCCAACGGCTCAGTATCTTATCGATGACCTGTTTCGGGGGGCTGTAACAAACCCCGTGAAGCAGTCGCGGCAACGTGACAAAGTCTGAACGATTTTTGTCGGCGTTAATCAGTTTGCCTGCGATTGCCATTTGGTATTGTGGAGGTCGCCCGGTACCCAGATAGAAGCTAATGAGGTCATCAGGAAAGCGTTCAAGCCAGCCACAAACAGATTCAGTGAAGCCAGAAACAGGGATCGCATCATCCTCAATGACAACAACGCGCTGATCCTGGTCAGCTGCCCACTCCATGGCGCGCCGGTGATTCCAGTTAGCGCCGCGGTCTTGGTCATCAATCAGCAGGTGAGCATCGAGCAGGTGCGCAAGATGGCATGCCTGTTGACGCCGGGAATGATGGCCGACCACCACAACCTTTATTTGTGCTTCCACCAGGCGAACTCCTTACCCATACCATCATCAGATTTGAAGACTGTGTGAACCTTTGGCCCCGTAACAACGCGGTCACCGAATGACTTTGCAGCCATGCCAAACGCGCCCATATCAACCGCGGTCGCTGGCGCTGTTTCCATCTTCCAGAACCGCTGGCTCTCAATGCGGTAATGCAGCCTTACGATCCGGTGAGCAAACTCCATCACGTCATCACGCGAGCCGCCGAGGAGACCGGCGTTAAGCAGTGACTCATCGCGATACTGATCAATGAACTCGCCATATGCTCGACCGTGGTGATTGGCCTTCATCCATCCGTCAGCGTAAGTCTTATGCTCAGAGCCAACATATATCTTGCCGGAAGCCATCTCAGCCCAAGGTTCACGCAACATCTCGACGTCAGTCCCATCCGTACACCACACGAACCGGTATTCAGGATGCGCTCTGAGGTGCTGATAGATGTGAACCCAGCGGGCAAAGTACGGGCTCATCTGAACCGCGGGCACCATAACCAAAGAAGCGCCAGCAGGTGCAACACTGAGCTGGTCGGCCAGTACCACAGCGTCAGCGCCGCGAATCGAAGACGACCAAGCAGAAAGAACTGATTCATCTGGCTTCATTGCAGCTGCACGTTGGGGATCTGGCTGGCTGGTCAGCAGGGTCGTAATGACCACGTCACGCTCACGCCGATAAGGGGCAAAGCCGGTATAGCCACTGTCCCGCCTGTTGTTGTAAATCCCTACATTGCGCTTTACCAGCGTCTCACGGTCAGGCCGTGGAACAGAACGTTCGACAGCCGCATGCTCATCCAGCGAATAAATCAGCTTTTCCGAACCAGTTACATCAGCGAATGCCCACGTAGACAAGCCAGCATTATGGATGCGCAGCGCCAGATCGGGATGTTCGTACATGCCACGACCATAAACCGGGTCAAAGCCGCCGACCTTCTCAATTGCGCTGCGGTGGTAATAGAGCATCACGCCACGCTGGCCGGTATAAGCGATATGTTGTTCATCCCGATACAGCACCGCCATATCTTTCAGCTTCTGCACGCCAGCCAGATCGAGAAATTGGTAAGCCAGATGCGGCTCAGGTGATTCGACGTATGGGACGTGCCAGTTATCGCTGATCGGATAGGCATCATCGTCCCACAGGAAAAGGTGCTTACAGCCAGCATCAATCAGCGCCTCGAGGCTCCGGTTCTTCGAAGCCACGATCCCCAGTGATTTCTCATGCCTGATTATTTCGATACCGGCGGCGGTGGCTGCTGGCGCGGAACCGTCATCTATCACAATCAACTTGGCGCCAGCCGGGAAGTGCTTCAGATGCTGCTCAATCGTCTTTGCCAGAACAGCAGGCCGGTTGTGCGTCGTGATGGCGATTCCAATCCGAGAGCCCGAATTGCACGCAGGCGCATACGGGACACCATCAATAGTGACCTGCATAATTACCCCAACTATTTACGCCAAAGAATTCCACCCGGCTTTAATTGCGCCAAGATGATGGATTCAACTTTCGCGGTTAGATCATCTGACGATTTCATTTCCCGCTGATCGGATATGGATTCTTCGCGCAGAGTTATAGCATGATTGATAATGGATTGGGCATCTGAACTGACCGCATGTGTTTGGCATTCTTTTACGCCAGGAAAGCCACCAAATGGCATCGGTTCAGAATCACCAAATCGTTTCTTGCAGTCATCCAGCCAACCATCCCGGATAAAGCAGTCCTTAATATAAAAGCCCCCATCTACGACTCGGAAAGCCCTGTCATCTGTAGGTGTTAATGAAACGGCGATATCTTCTACATTGCCAGTACAGACGTAATCAACTGAAAGTGGCTTGGTAAGCTCCATTTCCTCGATTTCTACCGGACGGATGAATTGTGAGAGTGACTTACCCTTAATCTCACCTTCAGCCAGCAGGTCATCGCCGTGCTTAATTCGATAAGTCAGCGTTGCACCGTGATAATCGCCATCTTTCAACGTATAAAGACGGTTAAAGCTCAAAAAGATTTTGTTGGTCATTTCACAATACCTAAATAAACACAAAAGGAGCCGAAGCCCCTTTATGATTGACGCTTACGAACCTGCAGCTTGTGAAAGAACCGCTGCAAATGGCACCTGCTTACGGTCAAAGACGCGTTCCCAGTTGGAGGCAGTTGCCATTTGGGTATAAGAGGGTGTCAGGTTCGGATCATCTTCACCTTTCCAGCTGAAACCGGCAGGCTGAATGATGTAGGTTTTACGCTCCCATAACACTTCTGCACCGCCGCCATTACCACCAGATGCTTTGCGCTCAAGCTCAGTCGGCGTGTGTGGAGTGCCAACGCCATAACCGAATGCACCTGAACCAAAGAATACTGACAAATAGCCGTTATCTGCTGTTTTTAGGCTGTCATCCATGAAGATTGGCTTGCCTAAGTAAGTACGCAAGATAATCTGGCCGGTTGAGTCGCGCAGGTATTCAATTAAATCCTGCTCAGCCATTTGTTTCATGACGACCGAATGCACACCAAGCGCAGAGAAACCATCCGCAGCATCGCCAGCGGTATAAGCAGCATCGATGAAGTTTTGCGCGCTAATTGTTGCTCCAGACTGGATAACCATGTCGCTGTCATCGTTTGCAATATTCGCAGCGATAATTCCGCGGGCTGTGCCAATCAGATAGCGTTGCCATTGGCGAGTCCAATAGGTACCGAAACGGTTACGAATCTGTGTCATTGGATCGCTGTTAGCTAACTCAGATGCTAAGTCAGCCACGCCATAACCCTTATTCAGGAATAGGGTACGAGAACGCATGCTGCCCTGGGTGGCTTTACCAACCTTACCGATTTCATCCGGATCATCAGTAGAAGCATTTGGTGCTTCATCCGCGTCTAAATCCTGCCAGTAGCTGATAGTGGCAGTACCTTGACCATTTTGTGCAACCGCGTCGAGTGCTGGAAGGCGTGTGATAATTCCTGAATCGTATACAGCGGTTTTCTCCGGGCTGTTAACCGGTGCGATTGTCTGGTAGTAATCGCTGATGAAGATGTCTGAAAGACGAGTGGAAGCCATGCGGCGTTACCTCTTAATGATTTTGGGTTGCCTGGAGTCGTTTGAACTCTTCAGGATTTTCTTTGAATAACTGAATGCGCTGAGCTTCAGTGAAATCGCTCCATTTTTTGCCTTCGCCGCTGACGATGGACAGGCTTCCATTACCTCCGGTGCCGGATGCCCTGCTTCCGATAACAATCGGTGCAAATAATTTATTGCTACGGAATTCTTTCTCTAAATCTTCAAGAGTTGCCGCTGATGGCTTACCCTCAGCATCAACAATGCGAGTTTTACCATCTTCAACAATGAGACGTGATTTGATGTGGGGCATGATTACCGCAGCACTGTCGCCTGCTAGCTTTGTTGCCAATGACTGCGCAACGTTATCAACTAAAAGCGTGGTCAACCGGCCGTCTCGCTCTTTAATCTGTGAGAGAAGTTCTTTTTCGCGGACAGTCAGCTTTTCTTGCCAGCTTTTCTCTAAAGTCTCGATGTCACCTTTCTTGCGGGCTTGCTCTTCCGCCAACTCTTTGGCCTGATCATCTTTTTCTTTCGCTAATTTTTCGGCTGCTTCACGGTCTTCACGCCATTTGGCCTTTTCTTTCAGCAACTCTTCGTTCTTACGTTGCAGCCCGTCTACATCTGGAGCACCATCAACTGCAAGCTGATAGCCTTCGCCTTTTGCGACATACAAGGCTTTAACGGATTCATCGAGTGCTTCAAATTCTTCTTTGGTTAATGCAAATTTAAGGGCCATCTTTAACCTCTGGTCAGATGTGTGCAGCCTCTGGCCGCGGACAATAAAAAAGGCCGCCCGGAGGCAGCCCTGTGTGATTATTTCTCGGTACTAAAAACCGGCTTTCTCAAACGCAGCCGCATCGATTTCTTTCAGCTTATCCAGCGTGATCCATTCGCCTTTGTCAGTGAAAAAGTCAGGTACATTCATGCCACCGTTCCGCAGGAGCCTAGCGCGTGTATTCCCCAGCACCTGCACCTGTCGGTATAGGGATTGCTGGCTGAGCCAATCGCTGTAAGTCGTGTTCGCCGGAACCTGCCCATCCATGCTGGCGCGCGTTCCCGCATCCATTTCGTCTGCATCGATGCCGAGTTCGCGCCATGATTTCGTTACCAGCGTTTCTGTCGAGCGACAGCAGAAATGGATCCTGCCTGGTCCCTGCAGATAAGGGACTTTGTGACCGATGGGCTTATTCTCCAGCGAGAACTTCAGCCGGTCCCGTATTATGCATGTCGGCGTGGTTTTGTTGTCCAGCGTCGAAAGCCACTGCTTACAGTCCACGATATCTCTGTTGTGCTCTGCGAACTGGGTACGCGCCGTTGCAGCGAGATGGTTGATCGCCGTCTTCGTGATGCTGGAGGCATTGGCGCGGCTAACCTGAATTGCGCCGTCCTGAAAGTTGTTTGTCGCGGTACCGCGCACATCTTTGGCGATTTTCTCGGTTGACTGTCCAGTGAGATAACCGGTTCGGACAGTGTTGATGATCCGTGTCATCCGGTCGCTTTCAAGATTGCTGGCCCACTCGCTCAGCAAGCGCCCCTGAAATTGCTGGGCCATCGCGGCGGCGTATACCTGATCTGCCGTAATGGCCGCCAGCGGAAATTGGTGCGTAACTGTTGCGGGTAGAATGGACTCAAACAGACTGAGGTGATAACCCGCCTCATTGTCAGCAAAGCTCTGCAACTCCTCGCCCAAGCTGTTGAATGTGGCCTGAATGGCTGTCTGGTTTATCTGGCGAACGCTGCCCAACAGCCCTTCCAACCGCCTGACCGTGAAGCTATTAGGTGAAAGGTCATCCAAAGCTATTTGCAAACGAATCGAAAGCTCGGCATCGCTCTGGTTGAGGATTTTCACCATGCGCTGCGCGACGCCGGTCGAATAGCGGCTGACAAACAGCGAGTGGCTTATTGCCTCATCACGCAACCTCTCATTGACTGTCATTTTATTCTCCAAGCAGTAATGATGGTTTCTGGTTTAAAAGCTCATCAACGACTTCCTCTGGCCTTTCATCCTGTCCTATAAGGCCGATGCGTTGCTGAAAGCGAACAAAGTCTGAAAGACGCATTTTCCCAGACTGCACGGCAGAGAGAAGCGCGGTAATAGCCTGTGAGTCGAGATTGGCTATTTCATACTTCTTGTTTAGCTCGACTGCTCCCTCACCACTCCCTGCGAACTGGATAGCAAAGCGCAAGGCGCGATTGACAGCCTGCTCAACATTACCTGCGCAGAGTGAAAGTATAGAGTTATCAGTTTGCGCCTCGTCGCCTGCCTGAGTAGCTGTTCTGGCCGAGGTGTTACGCTCTACCAACTTTGCACCGAGCATTGCCATCTGATTTTCGCGACGTTCGGCCAAAGTGATTAAGATGTTCCGCTCATCAGGTTGAGCGAACTTCAAATCACCGCCCACAGGAAGCAGGACTCCTTTGCGGGAGCCAACCTTGAAACCATCTGCCAGGTATTTACAGGCCCAGTCATCATTAAGACCGGTCAAGGCAACCATTGGCTGTCCCACTGTGTGAGCTGCCTCAGCGATATCTGCCTCTGCCTGATAGTGCTTAATATTCACGTACGCAATATCGGCTAATGGAGGTGAATCCGGTGTGTGATCATTATTGTTAGCACCAATCCATGACCAGGGCAGTTCCTTCAGCTCAGAACCATTAGCATCTTTCAGCATTATCAGACCACCTCCAGCAATCTCTGTATCGCCTTCCTCCCATTTGCGGGAATAGGCAATTCCGTTGATTAATCTGAGCTCGATCCAACATTTTTTTAACGTAAGAGAAAATCCAGCAGGGTCATCAATAGGTTCGACGTAATGGATGACTACCAATGAGGTTTTTCCGTTAGTCACACGCCAGTTAATGATTTCCTTGGCAGTAAATAGCTTAAGCACTGGCCTTCCTTTGGTCGCTTCCGTCTGTAGTCCAGAACCGGTGAAGTCAGTAAGAATCCCAGCCCGCCCGCGTTGTAGATTCTGAGCGAGTGCATCACGGATCATCTGTTCTAGTTGCTGCCCTTCACCGTCAGCATCCGACTCAATATCTTCAATGCCGCCACTGAGCTCAATTTTCGGAGGCTTATTAAAAGCTATGCCCAACATTCCTGACTGGGTTCTGCCAGTGGCGTTAATGAAGGCTGCACGCATCATGTATGCATCGTACCGCTCACCTGTTGGGTCATCGTTCAGGTGGTCGCTACTTGGATGAGGGAGATACTTAGTTGTTTTTTTCTTAATCTTACGTTCGCCATCTACACAATCGCCGATCATCTCCCATTCGGGCATGAATTCAGCGTATGCCGGGTGACGATAGTCAATGTCGAGATCGGCCATATTATTACCACTTGAAAGGAATTGATTTGGTCATCCTTGGAGGATTATGCAGAACGCGATATCGGGTTGCGTCCCAGTCGTGATCTTCCTGCGTGGTGTCCACGTCATCAGGTTTCTTTTCATCACGGACTAAAACGGGGACTCGGCTTATCCAGCCACGGCAATAATCGAATACGTAGAGAGCAGGCTTCTCAGGTATGCCTGATTCAGTCTTTTTGCCTTCAATGACCGCTTCGAGCATGTCGGCGAAGAGTGAAGCGCCGTTGATGCGTGATCCGGGCTTCTTGTTTGACTCAAGCCACTTAACTCCTTGCTTCTCCATCTTCTGTCCGATAGAGAGCTCATTGTCAGCGGTGTTGTAAATCGCACTGTCAGCTGGTCCGGGGATAATCTTGGTGCAGATGCCAGGCATGATGTGCATCTGACCCTGCCCTTTGGTTTCCTCTGGCTCTTCAGCATCTTCGCCAACAAGCCGCTTATCCAACCACGCAACACCCTTGGCGACATTGGTGGAGGACATGTTCAGACCTTTGTTAAGTTCATCCGGCGGGCAGCCGTACCACTCACCTATTAGGATGAGCGAACCTGATGGCGGGCAGAACTTAGAGCCGTCAGGTAACACTGCCTCAGTACCGTCTGTTTGAGCCCACCACAGATTAGAGAATGGCTTCGACTCACCCCAGTCGTGCGAGCGGTCTACAGTCCAGCTTTCAGGAATAGTGAAAGGTTTGATAACGTGTAAGGCGTCATTCCAAAGATGGTCAAATCTGCCGCCGCTGGTAACATCCCACGAACCTTCAACCCAAGCTTTGCGCTTGTTCGGGTCTTTGATGTTCATCAGCGTGGCGATGTATACCGGGTCGAGATACGGGTTCTCTTTGAAGGAGCCGTGAATAGCAACTCGCGTGAGGGTTATCTTTTCTTCCTGCTGCGTCTGTGGGTTTGGCACTAATTGCGTGTCACGGATAATCGTTCCACGCGGCGCTGGCTCAATGAACCTCTTCTTAACCCATGTATGCCCGATGCCGAATGGGTTAGTCGTGTTGAAAGTTTCAAGCGGGATGCTCGGTAGCAAAGTTCCATCTGCCAGCGGGTAATCCTGCGGCCTGAATGATGAACGCCTGCAAGAGAACATCGACTCGTAGAAATCGGCGTTAGGTTGCTTTGTCAGCTCGTTAAAGCCGATGAACGGGAATTCCTGACCATGATAGTCCCAGTAGTCATTCTCTTCTTTGCCGAAGCGAAACAGTAACTCTTCACCAGTAGGCCATACCCAACGAAGTTCTGATGCTGAGTTTAGGAATCGCGCACCATCACCAAACAGGCGGTACATACGCTTTGACTGGGTGATGATATCGGCGAGGTTCTTATATTCGGTGTCGAAGATGACGCCACGCCAAAATGTTCCGTACCCCAAGCCGACCTTGCGACGAAAGCGAGCCAACTGCGCGGCTGTCTTGCCTGGTCCGCGCGTACCTTCAAACAATATCTCATCACACGGGCAGCTAAGCGAAAGCGACTGCGAGCCTGGCAAAGGCTTCCAAACTACGTTGTAGCTCATTTGCCTAATACCTCGCTCTGCTGTTGCTGTGCGGCTGCCTCCCACTCTTCAGCGCTGCTGCATGATGGAACTGGCATGATGTTGTGTGTAACCGAGCCAGATTGTTCGACTTGCTCTTTGAAAGCCATGACGGAGATATGCTTGCCGAGCAGTTCTAGATTCTTCACCTTGTCCGGCCATTTAATCTTTTTAAGGATGCCGACCATCTCGCGCTCTTCACCTCGCCCTTCAAACATGTCTGCTAGGTCGAAACCACTCAGGTAGCGACGCCAAGATGCAGGCCACTGAGAGACGGGTTTAATACTCATGTCATCGGTCATGATGTCGAGCACATCCATCTGGTCGATTTCAACTAGGCGTCTCAAAACATAAGCCGCGTCAATGTTAACCTGCTCATTGCGTTGTAATTTAAGTTCGGCGATTCTGTTCTGGACGTCTGGTTTTGTGAGGTTCTCACTGCCAATCTTCCGGGCGGTATTTTCGCTGTACCCCGCCCGAATAGCCGCTTGCGTGGCGTTCAAATCGATGAGGTACTCGCGACAGAACATTTCTTGCTTGTCGGTGAGTGCCATATTTTACCCCAAAAAAGGAGATAACAATGAAAGTGATTGCAAATATGTTGGTAGTAGTGACTGGGAATGGAGTTCATACTGTTTTGCATAAGGAGATTGATACTCCCTTGATTCCAGTGGCTGGCATGGAGTATGAAGACTCAACATTCAAAGATGCTGTCAAAATCATCTCGGTAACTTGTAATTTTGATGAACATTATTACTACGTTACACTACCCGTAGTGGAACTCCACAACGAAGATGCAGCTAAGGAATATGCAAATATGACGCTACGCCATGGTTGGACTAAGCCTTAATTTTTTCTCATGATTGAAACTGCCTCACATTGCGCATGCAGCAACTATCATAATTCTCGGTAACTGTTTTATTTCAGTAGGCGCTTTCGTAAGCGCCTTTTAAAGCCCACTCGTAAATGGGCTATGGAATGGCTTTTGCTGTGTCGAGATTTTTAATCGCCCGGAGCTGATTGCTGCAATCCTCCAGAGCGCCCTGCATCAGTAAGTTGAGCACTACGCTATCTGCGTAGGTCATCTCATCAGGGATGTCTGGAATTCGACAGTCAGCCAGCAGGCTTTCCGGCAATGGCAGGCTTGGTATCTTTACCGCTTCGTATTCTGTCTGCGTTCTCACGCAGCCTGTTAAGAGCATCAGCGGGAACAGGAGCAATAGCGCATTTGTCTGACGCCAGATACTTCTTGATTTCATCCTGTAGTTTCCTGTTTTGCTGTGCAGTAACCGCCCGTTGTTCTGCTACCTGGCTAACCACTTCGTTTTGACTTCGCACGGCATCGGTCAGGCTTTTGACTGATTCAGCCAAGCCGTCGTTTTTACTGTGGAGAGTTGCTATCTGAGTGTCTTTAGCGTCGTTCATTTGCTCAAGACGTTGGTTAGTGGCGGTGAGCTGTGAGTTGCGAGTGTTCAATCCCCATAGGGCGAGGCAGAACAGCGCGACAATGAAGATGCCAATGTTGTTTCGGATAAAGCTTATTACTTTGAGCATAGAATCCCCTTAGCTTTGAGTAGCCGGGATTTCCTGTCTTCCATTCCATTCGTGCCGCCGTTAATGATACGGGTGATTCGGTCAACATCATCCGAGTCGGCAACTTCGTTTAAACCGTTATTCTTCCACCATGCTGCTGCTGATTCTGCGGCAAGGTTTGGCTCTGTCAGCTTTTCAGGATTGTTGACGATATCCACGCGCAGCTGATTAACCAACGCCGAGTAATTCCCGCGACCGGTAATCTGAATTAATCCCCGCCCCCGATATTTGTACCCGTCACCAGATTTCACATCGCCGTTACCGTTTCGGTTGGCGTAAATGATGCTTCCGATCATCTTCTGGTCTGCAGGGTGTGAATCAGTGCGACCGTATTTCTCGGCTTCCGTCGGGGTGATTCTTTTCGGGAACATCGCCGTGAGCGCCGTAGATTTGTAATTCAGGCTTTCTTCAACACTCGCGAAGCCTGATGACTCATGACCGGTCTGTGCTATGAAGTGAGCCATGCGCAGCGGAGTGTTGATTCCGTACTTCGCCATTGCGTTCAGTACTGGCTGATACCACTTACTCGCCACTGCATCATTCAGGCCGGCAGCCTGTTGGAACTGTTTAATTGCCAGCATTCGCGCCTCCGTCACTTCCTTCCATGCCGACGCGTTTTCTCACTGAAGAGAACAGCGCATCAACGCCGATGTAACCAACGAAAGCTGAGAATGGCCAGCAGAGCTCTGGCGGGAACGCCCATCCGAATATCGCGCACAATGCCGTAAGGGTCGGCTGAGCGAAGAAGCACAGAATTCCGCACATCACCGCGCCGGTCATACGGTCACGCCATACAGTCTTTTTGTTTCTTGAGGTGGCCAGTATCGACATAACGAATGCCAGAATGGAGTAACCAGCCTCATTACGATGATTTGCCAGCCAGGCGATCATGGCCGCCCATGTGTCGGGTCTATCTGGCATATTCTTCATCCGGTAACCTCTCGTAGTGGCAGGCCGTGTATTAGTCATAGGGAATAGAGCCGCGACCGCATGGAAAAAGGGTTTAAGTTTCGCTGATTGGCGTGGCTCTAAATTTGGACATTAAAAAAGGCCGCCAATAGGCAGCCTTAAAAGGAATGCTGAAATATGATATTTACTTTATGATTTACGCTCTTTCCCGAGCGTAAGGATTTCCATATATGGGCAGCTATGTATTCCGAATAGATAATGATTCCATCAAATCAGTTAAGGATTTTATCGCAGTAAATCGTGATGGATATAAACTCTTTACCCAAATCGCATCTGGAGCTTCTGCTGATTTTGGTGCCTATATAAACGAAAAAACATCGGTATTCATTATGATTACCTCCGACACAAATGCAGATGCCATGCGGAAGTTACTGTACGGAATTGATAATAACTTCGAGTGCATTTGGCTTTCTATGGGTGAAGCGTATATAAAAATTAAATAACAAAAAAGCCCCGAGCTATTAACTCAGGGCTTTCATTATGCTTTTCACTCACCGTAACAGATTCACGGATTTGTAGTGTTAGCGTTGATTTTGGGCTACTTTCGTCAAGTTGTCAATAACCATTTTCTTAATATGAGTTAATTCGTAGAAAATAATTCTCACATAGTTACTTTTGACAGCATCATCTCAGCCTCTGACTCCTCAACGTGGCATCGAGTTATCATAGCCTCGTAGAGAGGCTTGAAGTTCCTCCTCCACGTTGGCTCTGTTAATTCCATCACCTCACCGCAAATTGCCCTACGAACGTTCTCAGCCGGTAATCTGGCATAGCCACGCCCTGAACATTTCGGGCATTCTTTCTGAACCGGTACGCCCTGCAATTCCGTTTGCTCTTTGTCCAGCACTACGCCCTTTCCGTGACACCGGCAGGCATTGCTAATCACCCCTTTCCCATCGCATGGCTTACACAGCACCCTGACCACTTCGCGCCGTTGAGTTGCCACGTTGCAGGCCAACTGCTCACTTACTCGAACCACGCCAGTAAACTCTTCTGGCCGGGCAACGCCGAAAGCAGATTTCATTGTGAAAACTTCTGCCTCCTTGAAGCCCTCCCCGCCGCAGCAATCACACGTCCGGACGCTTGCCGCGCTCCTGGAGTAATCCTGATATGCGAAAGTTGCGAGTATTTGCAGTACGTGATGTTTAATATCTTCTTCGAGCTGAGCCACAGCTCTGTATTGATGTAATTGTTTTTCAGCAAACCGGCACAGACTTTCCACGGCCTTGTCTGGTTTGCTAATTCCCTGCTTAGCCAAGAACAAATCTAATCCAAAGCCGCTTTTGAGGTCTGCCAACCCTAAAGCGGCCATGATGTCTGTTCCGGTGAGAGTGTCAGAAGCGGTTGCCCGAGGTGAGTCGCTGATCATCGTGCTTTTCGCAAAGAAGTATTTCGATATTGATTCCAGTTTCATACCTTCACCTTATTAGCATCTGACCTGTTGATGATTTCGCGGCGCTGCTCACGAATACGATTTAGCTTTTGCTCGATAAGCTTTTCTTCCTCGGCGAGCCGGGCTAGTTCGAATCTGTCGTATTGGGTCATGCTGCTATCTCCATTTGTCGCTTGCGGAGTTTTTCGTAATGACGAGCCCGGCGAGTAAATATTGCTTTCACGCGCTGCAGATATGGGATGTCGAATTTACGAGGAGTGTTGTCGTGCTCTATTCGCTCAACGCGCTCAACGCCGTAACGTGCGATTAGATTTATGCGGAATGGTATTGGGTTGCCTGATAGCTCTCGATTGCACCGGACGCATCCAGCTGCGATGTTGAAGGTGTAAAATCGGAGGTGTGATGCTGAACCTCTCGACCGGTAATGACTGGCATCCACTGCCCCGCCACGAACGCCGTAATTGAGTGGCTTACCGCATGCTATGCAGGGCTTACCGTAATCACGCCAGAAAATGAACCTGTTAACTGCTACCTGAGCCTCTTTGTTCCAGTCCGATTTGGTCTTGAGCTTTTCCCTTCGCTTCTTCAAATCGTCGCGCTGTATGCGTTCCTGCTTGCGAGATTCACGCTCTGCTATCTCAGCATCACGTTGCTTATTGAAGGTGATAGCGCATTTGTAGTTGTGGCAAACTTTTTGGAGAGAACTTCGAGGGGTGTATTCGGTGGAGCAGATTGGGCAGATTTTCGGTTTGGGCTTCTTTGGCTCTTTGCGTAGCCTCGGGTCTTTCATCTTGCTCTACCCCGCCTTTTGGCTGCTCGCTTAGCACGGGCAAATCCGGCATTACGGCTTGGTTTTTCTTGCCATGCCTCACTTTGTTTTTCAGCTTTAGCCTCGACAGAGAAGTAGGCCTCTTTCGGAAGGTTGAAGCCAGTGGATATCTCAACATCGTGCCCAGAACGGAGCCTTTGCATGCAAGACGTTATCGCACCGGTTAAACCTAAAATCACTATTCTACTCATCACTCTCACTCCTCAGATGTTCAGAAACCTCGACTCCCGTCATTTCCCACCAGTCGCGACAGTCTTCGCAGCAATAGACTTCATCGTCACTGAGTGGCGTTCCGCAGCCAGCACATAGCGAATCTTCATTCATCGGGTAAGCCTCATGCGGTTCCACTTGGCCCGTAATAGCCCGTGTACGTAGTCGAAGGTTTCTATCTGGTTTGCTGCTGGGAGGGTCTTGCGTTTCTTGCGGTGGGATACTTTGAAGATTGCGTTGTTCTCTATTCGTTGCCAGGGTGAATTAGCCATAAAGCCTCCGAGCCATCACCTGTAATACCGGAAGAATGCCGAAGTTCTGTTTGCACTCTTCGAATACCACATTCACTCCTGTCGGGCGCTTTCTGCTCAGGAATATCATTTCAGGGTCTGCCGATACTGAGCGTCTGCATTTGCTGACAGGAGCCACCTCTTTCACTGAGATAGGTTCTGGCTCAGCCTGTGAGGCGTTGTATTCGTTCATGCGCTCCTCGCTAATCCAGTAGCGAATAGTCGGACCAGTACCGAATCGATATATTTCACCGAGCCTGACAACCCTCGTCAGCAGGTCAGCCGTGAACGTGTCTTTCAGTCCAAGCTTGTTCTGGACATCTACGCGCCGAACTCCGTTATGCGCTGCCACAAAGTTCTTGATGATTTTCTTTCTGGCTTCGAATAATTCGATGCTGTCTTGAGTATTCATTACGCCACCTGCTTAAGTTTGTTTGATTCACCCCAGCGATTTGCCCACTCGATGTTTAACTTGGACTCTTCACTGAATTTGACGCCATGCTCTGTGCCGAACCAGTAGATAGCCTCAATGACTTCAACCATCTGAGCTACGCGCATCTTGCTGGTACGCTGACCGAACATGACGACGCCGCCGCCGATGCCAGGAGCTGTCCTCTGCTCTTCCTTCTTGGTTTTTGCAACCAGAGCGGTGATTAAATCCTTCCAGTCTTCCTCGTCGTATTTCTGGTCGAACCAAACGACTTGCACAGAAAGGTCATGCAGCAAAGGCCACATTTTCCGATTCTGGGAGAGGGTTCTTTTAGGAGGGGATATTTCAACTTCGAAAGGTTTTGACTGGTCTAGCTGGATGTTCTTGAGATGGTCTATCAGGTTTCTTCGGATATCTTCACTTCGTAGGTAGAACGTTTGTTTGTCCACTTGTCACCTCAATCACTCTCCGGTTCGACAACATCCACCATTAACGATGATTGCACCGTCATGGATATCACATCGTTGCATGTAAACGGCGATAGCGGCTCAGTCGCGGGCTGCAATGAGAATTCAATCTCAACGCCCCGGTACCTGATATAGCGAATGAAATATTCGACAGAGAAGACCGATACACGGTCACCGGGTTTAACATAACAGGCTTGGATCTGTTTCATAGCTCACTCTCCGGTTTAGGGGTGGCGGCGAGCAATTTGCGTATCGCTTCGAATGCAGGAGTTACATGCTCGACATCCTCTGCGCAAACGGCATCAAGATTGTTTAACGTGTCATCCATAAATTGCATTGCATTCAGAGCTTTCTCTAATGCATCTCTGACATTATCCGTAATCACCTGCTCTGTATGGGCTGGCTGTGGGGTGGTGAATAAAACCCGACAGTAAACATCGGGGATTCCCTGTGATTTTATCAACGATAAATATTCTTCCTTTTCGCAGTCATGCCAACCATCTGCATCTTCAATTTGATATACCGGCTTGGCCTGCTTTGCTGATAAGGCGATGCGGGCGAGTTCCACGACTTCTATCGCTCCTGCCATTGCAAAATTAGCAATCTCTTTCAGCCTTTCTTCGCTGAACTTCTCTAAATCGTTATTCATGGCTTAACTCCGCTTTCTCGGTAGTCATCAAGAGCGGCGGCAATGGTTCCTATAGGGTCATGCTCTTGCCCAATAATTTCGCAAATAGACTCTTCAGACATTTGCTCTGTTGACTCATCAGAGAAATAAAAACTGAGCGCCTTCATAATTTCTTCGTAAGCTTTCATTCCGTCTTCCCCTTAATTCTGATTCCGTGGGAGGCAAGCTCTTCATTTCTGGCTGCGATACCTGCTTTGTATCCTGCAAATGCTGTCCACGTGAGAACATCGGTGTATCCCAGCTCATCCGTTTCAAACATTTTCTTTTTGTCATCAAGACAGGAACAAAGTCCCATATACCACTTCTCAAATGCTGCCTTAGTGTCCATTAAAATTCCCCTTTCGTGTATCGGCCTTTAGCCGGTGCGCGTTCTGCCGATGCGTTGGCCGCTTCGGTCTGGTCTATTTCGCTGAAGTGTCCATTGCGGAATGCCTGGAACACGGTCCCTGTCTCGCCGTTTCGGTTTTTGCCGATGATGACTTCTGCAATTCCTTTGGCTGGGCTGGCTTCGTTGTAGTACTCATCGCGGTAAAGCATGGCGATAACGTCAGCATCCTGCTCAATGTCTCCGGAGTCGCGCAGGTCAGAGTTAATCGGTCGCTTGTTAGTGCGTTCCTCAACCTTTCGTGAGAGCTGGCTCAGGGCGATTACAGGTGTTTTAAGCTGCATAGCCATGAACTTGAGGTTGCGTGAGATGTGGCCGACAGCGATGTCATTACGCTCTGCCTTTGGCTTTTTAATCAGGCCGATGTAGTCAACGAAGATTGCTCGGAGGTGCGGGTAGCGGCGCTTATGGGTTTCAGCAACTGCGCGGATTTGCTCAATGCTCAGGTCGGTAGCGTCAACCATCCAGATATCTTTGCTGGTCATCTCTGCGACACCCATGGAGATCCGCGCCCAATCTTCATCACGCAGCTCGTCAGGATTCTTGAGCTTGCGAACGGACAGGCCGCCAGACCCAGCAATGGTTCGCTCGGTGATCTGCCCGGATGTCATCTCCATGCTGAACATGAGCGCCCCGCCGCCGTCATTGGTCACGCCGCGGATGAGGTTTAATGCGTACTCTGTTTTACCCATGGATGGACGCGCTGCCAGTACTAACAAATCGGTCTGGTTCAGACCGCCAACCTCCTGGTCGAAGTTAGGCATTCCGAATTTAATAGTCTGCGCTTTCACATCGCCGTTCTGCCGCGATTCCAAGTCTGTGAGGTAGTTTTCCAGCAGGTCTTTCATGTGAACCGGAACGACTGCGCTCTGGTCTGCGGTGATATCGATGAGTTGCTTCTGCAATGAGCTAACAATCGCATCAGACTCTTCGCTGTTTCGGGATGACTCAATGCCGCGATGTGCTTCAGAGACAATCTCGATTACACGGCGCTTATGCCACGCCTTTCGGACTTCATCGGCGTAACCCTTGAGGTTTGCATAGCTCCATGTGTCTTTAGCGGCCTGTGACAGGTCAGCAAAGCTTTCACCGCCAAGAACCTGAGAGATCATCACAGGGTCGATGATGGATTTGCTCAGAGCCTGACGTTTGATTTCTGCGTAAGCCTCACGGAACTGGCGAATGCTAAAGGCTTCTTCAGGAAGCGATGACAAGACGGTGTAGGCATCCGGAGTTGCCCCGCCAAGCAGCAGGCCGCCGATGACCTGACTCTCTAACGTTTGTGAATTCACAGGCTTCCCTCTCTGGTCTTAACGAGCGTCTTGCTTCTCAGCAGGTAATCAAAATCCGCCTTCCAGCCTGTATCACTCTCACCGAAATAAAATGGCTTGGCAGTGTCGGCGAATCGTTGGAAGTAAGCTGCGCAGGCTTCAACCGTCTGGTGTTTCATTTCTCCCCAGATGCGTTTTATGCCGCGCTTGCGGTCTTCGTTGAGTGTTTCAGCGAAAGGCAGTCTTTCAGAGAAGGTTTCGTTGTAGGCGTCCATTACGGCTTGATATGGGATACGTGCTGCACGAGGTTTTTTCTTTGTAGATTTGACGCTGTCACTCTCAACACCCGTTAGGGGGTTGGGGGTAGTTTCTTTTTTCTTTTGAATAGTTTCTTTTGTGTTTAGCTGAGTTGGCGAATGGTCGTTAGCTACTTCGGCTAATGTTTTATTAGCTGACTTGGCTAATGTTTCGCTGACTTGGCTAATGTTGAAATTCCAGTCAGAAACTACCTTGTTAATTCCAATCTGACTGCCAGAAGTGATGATGACGTTCATCGCAATCATCTCATTCTTGGCGGTACACACATGCGTGTGGTGAATGCCGGTCATCCCTGCTATCTGAGTGTTTGTGATCCGGTCAGTCTTCTTGCTGAACCCGTATGTTTTGCGCATAACGGCTAACGCAACCTTGAGCTGTCGAGCCGTTAAATCAGCGCTCATAACCGCTTCTAAGAGTTCGTTAGCTATGCGTGTGTAACCATCATCGGTATCCGCCACGCGCCGCTCCATGACATCTGTAGATGTCGGTACTAGCTGTAAATATCTAGCTGCGTTGCCCATTCTTTACCCCTGCTTTAGCCAGTCTGAAACAACCAATAAACCGTTCAGCGAACGGCTTGTTTGTGGCGGCTGCCATTACGATTGGATCGGGTGAGTCTGGATAACGCCGCTCCTCTTCTTGCTTGAGTTTTCTGCTCTTTTGCATATAATGACTCCTGTGAATATGAACAGTTATTTGCAACTACGCCTCGAAGTGTTCCAAGCATTCCGGGGCGTTTTCTTTTGTGAGTAAACGCGCTACTGACTTAGCCAGCTTCGACAATTCCTCGTCCTCTACTCCCCATTCCAGAACTGCCAGGAGCATTCCCATCTTGGGGATCATCGTTTCTTTCCATCTGGTGATTTGTGACTCGTTAACACCTACAGCTTTTGCTACTGCTCGCTGACCACGAATAGCTATGCCATTCATAATCTTGCTTGTGATTTCATTCGCTTTATTGCGAGTGCTTGCAATGTCCATGCGTGATACTTCCGTTGTTAGTTGTGTGTTTGCGTGTGCATACCGTGGGGTATGCCACTGTTGTTATTGCTCCTGAGTTCAGAGAGCGGCCAGATTGTTTAAAGAGCGGTAGTTCTATGCTGCTGTAGCGCGTACCTGCGCGAAAACTAGGTTTTCTTTGGTTACCGGATCGATAGCGGAGAATTCTTTTGTTGCCGCTTCAATCTGCTTCGCCTTACCCGGCGAAGCGCGACGAAATCCATATGCGATTTGATCGAGGTAACCAACTGAGGTATTTGCGAGGATGGCAAGCTTTGACCATTCATCAGAGCTAGCTTCCTTTCTCCATCGGAGCAAATCGTTGTTCATGGTCTTGTCCTCTTGGTTATTTCAAAGGCAAGTTTATCGTTATGATAAATTTACTGCAACCGATATTTATCAATTTGCATATTTATCGCATTGCTAAATAGTGTGAAAATTGGCACATGGAAACTAAAGACATCAGGCGAGCGAATCTTGCAGCCTTACTAAAAGATCACCTCGACAAACACCCTGAATCCACTCGGGCTGAGTTTGCCGTTTTGTGCGGTCTGGTTCCTGCTCAGCTAAGTCAGCTGACCGGAGAAAAATCGTTCAGAAATATTGGCGGGAATTTAGCTAGAAAAATTGAAGCGTCACTCAATCTACCAAATGGTTGGCTTGACACTCTTCAAAGTGAAAGCGCAGAAAAGGCATCTAACGTTTCTTACGTGGGGAAAAAAGAAAGCAAGGGTCAGTACCCGCTCGTGAGTTGGGTAAGCGCTGGGTGCTGGCTTGAGGCGGTTGAACCTTACAGGAAGGACGAGATAGACGTTTGGCCTGAAACGACAGTAGACGCCAGTGATAATTCTTTCTGGTTGCGCGTTAAGGGTGACTCCATGACATCCCCTGTAGGATTCACCGTGCCAGAGGGGATGATTATCCTGGTCGATCCAGAAAGAGAGCCAGTGAGCGGCAAGCTAGTTGTCGCTAAATTAGAAAATGAGAACGAGGCCACCTTCAAGCAGTACATGATTGACGCTGGACGCTGCTACTTGAAGGCGCTTAACCCGCATCATCCACCAACAATCGTTAACGGTAACTGCAAGATTATCGGCGTGGTTGTAGATATTAAGTGGGAGCACATCCCATAACAGCTAGCTCGGAGCCTGAGTGAGAGGTCGCAGAGATGCGGCCTTTTTTTTGGATGAAAACATGCATGCATAATATTTTAAATTAATGCTTGCTTGTACATAAACACAGTGTCTATTATGCAAGCACATTTCACAAAAAAGGTGCTTGCATAATGTCTGACAAAAATACCATTCCAGAAGGCAAAGCTAAAGGTGGGCTAGCTAGAGCTAAATCCCTGACTAAAGAACAGCGAGCTGACATTGCAAAAAAAGCCGCTGCGGCCAGATGGAAAGGAAAGCCTAGCAAAGCCACCCATAAAGGTAGTTTTATGGATGACTTTGGCATAGACGCAGAATGCTACATCTTAGATGACGCAGACAAAACTGTCGTAGTGTCTAAAACAGGCCTGGCTAAATTATTAGGAATTGGTGAGCATGGCAGGGATGTCGACCGATTCCTCAACACCAATTACATGTCAAAATTCATTGATCCCTTTTTACTGGAAAAAATAGAGAAACCACTTATTTTTCAATGGCGCTCTCCAGTCCCAAACTCCCTATCAGATGAGGCTCATGGTTTCGACATAGTACTCATTGGAGATATCGCCACAGCAGTTATTAATGCGGAAAGAGCAGGCTCCCTCCCAAGATCAAGAGCTAAATCAGCTGAGCTTGCACAGCGACTTGTTACTGCATCAATGAAGGCTGGGTTAAAAGGCTTGGGATATGCGATTGCAGGATATCGCCCAGAAGTCCAAGAAGTAATAGATGCATTTAAAGCCTTCGTCAGAGAAGAGGCTCGCGGTTATGAAAAAGAATTCCCAGATGAACTTTACGAAGAATGGTATCGCTTGTATCAACTTAATAGACCTGAGCGTGGTAGGCCGATTCGATTTGGCCAGTTAACAAACATGCAAATTTATGTTCCCCTAGCAAAAAGCAAAGGCAAAATATTGGATCAGATTAGGGCTAGCAGGGAAGAAGGCGGAAAACCAAGTGATAAACTGCACTTATTCCTCTCTGAAATTGGAGTTAAAGCACTCCGCCAACATATAGGGAAACTCTTAGGCGTGGCAGCCATGAGTGACACCAAAGAAGAATACGAGCAAGGCATCGATAAAGTATTCGGCAAGATGAAACCTGATTTCTAATACAAGCCACCTGAACCCGGCCACCGAGCCGGGTTTTTTGTGCCTGTAATCCGCTAACCCCCCTTCCACACCAATTCACCACACCTAAACGCGGGTGCGATGAGTCTTGTCATAAGAAATTTTAAAAATAAATTATCAATTTAATCAAAACGATAATCTAAATTCCTAGTAAATTTATCATTTTGCTATTGCCATGAATTTATCATTTCGATAAAGTCACTCCATCGAAACAAAACATCGATACGGCAGAAGGAACTATCAGCCGTGTTGGACAGGAAGTCCGACTGCTTCTTTAACAATATGATTTCTCCTGAACTCAGGAGACCGAAGGAAAGTGCTTCGGGGTAGATGATTCCCTGAACCTGTCGGGCTTAAGGATGTGGTGCCGACCATCTACCACCCAAGCACTTACCGAGGAACACATGATGAACTCAAAGCAAAGGTATAACGCACGTCGCATGACAGCTCACAACGCAGCGAAAGCAGCTGAGGCTAGCAAGGATATCAAGTTAGAGAAGAACGTCGCTCTGAGCCTCTCAGGCTGTTCAGCGAGAGTCTACAAAGCAACGATGTCATTACCGTTGCGCAGTAAAGAACAGGCAAGCGCAGACAATATCTGTTTGCCTGACGTGGCAATTTTCGCAGCCGGCTTCCGCAAGTCAGCTGACACAGTCACAGCCCGTTAATCAGGAGTAAAAAATATGTCAGACAAAGAACTCTTTCAGAAAGCCTTAGAGCTGTGTGAAGACCGAGATATGGCTAAGCGCATGGTTGCTGATATCAAACGTAAGATGCAGCAGAAGAAAGCCTAATGAAAGACGTCACATACACCAACCCTTGGTACAAAGATGCCAAGGGTTATGGACCCGAAACATATCAGCCGGAACGCTTTGTAACGCATCAAAACGGCTTTGATATTTATTATCGCGCTGGGTGCTTCGACATTGTTAAAGACGGCGCGTGTGCGACTCAGATGGCTGGGATTAACGGCGCCAAAGACTGGTGTCAGCAACAGTAACTGCACTATGAGGTGAGAGATGAGCAAAGAGGAAATGATTAGGTTTCTGATGAAAAAATACGGCGTCTCTTATCGAATTGCAGGCGAAGCGTGTCGTGATAATGATTGGGATTTAATGCTTGCATCTGGCGACATCCGCGACGAATTGAGCGCGGAGGTCTAACCCCCACCCCGCATAACATAACTAACTGAGACTACCGATATGAGTAATATGCAACTGGTCGTAACTGACTCAAATGACTCCTGCTTTGAAGATGATTTTATCTACGCCATTCACCAGAATGAAGACGGCACGTGCTGGGTTAGAGACGATGAAGATAATAGCCATCAGGTTGAAGATTTAATTCGTGATGGTGTTTCATTTGTGGTTGAGCCAGATACCGAATAACCCTTCTTAACAACCCACCGGAGTCATCCCCATGAAGCTGTTCAACACTTTAACCGGTGAGCACTTTCTCGTCTTGAGGATGGCTAACGGTTACGAATACGTAATTAAAAATGAAGCAGAACGCTCATCTGTTCGAATGAACCATGAGCAGTATGAGAAGTTCTTGCGTAAGGCTGAAATTAAGGTTGAGGAGGAAGTATGAGTGAATTTAAAGGAACGATAGGCACCTGTTCTGTTAGAGGCCTGTATGCGCTCACGCAACCAGCTTTACGCCGCTGGGTACGACTCAAAAGAAGTATCTCTAAATCCCACTGAAGAGCTTCTTTTTCAGCTTGAATCTGCAATCAAAAAAGCACTCGGTAAGTAGCCCCTTCCTGCTGCGCATTCACTGAGTGCTCAGCATGATAAGCGCCCCTTATCAACCTTAATGCTGTGAACCACTTCGCCCTGTCACCCCGCAGGGATTTTTTATAACTGGAGTAAATATGAAATTACGAGTTTGGCACGTTCCGCAGCTTCCGATGAAGTCGTTCAAGGTCGAAGTAGCAACCGTAGAAGAAGGCGTCCGCATGATGAATGCACTGGCTGACTACGACCTGTTCCAATACGAGAACCGCATCAAGCCAGACTACTGCAACATGAACGGCCTGCAGATGTGGGATGAAACCCTGACAGAAGAAGACATGCGCGACATGGAGCTCTCTGATAAGTGGGTTGACTGGTACAACGACGATTTCGAAGACCCTCGCGAGTACATCGAGAGCCTGAATGAGCAAGCAGAATCAGCCGCCTAACCGCGGCTTTTTAATGGATGCAAAAGCCAGTTCAAGAGCTGGCTTCTTCATCTAAACATCAATTACAGGAGTTGCCATGAGTGAGTCTACTGAACTGGTTATCGTCGAGCCTAAGAACGCGCTCACGGTATTTACTGCACCCGATGAGATAGAAGCCATCCTGCTGAAGGTTGAGCAAGAGGTTAGCTCGTTTGTGCCTGATGTATCGACTAAGAAAGGCCGCGATGCTATCGGATCGCTTGGCTTGAAAATCGCCAAAACAAAAACATATCTCGACAGCCTCGGCAAAGACCTTGTCGATGAGTACAAAGAAATCCCTAAGAAAATCGACGCAAACAGGAAAACAGTTCGTGACCGGCTGGATGCTCTCAAGGCCAAAACGCTGAAGCCTCGCGAAGAGTGGGAAGCGGAACAGGAAAGCATTCGCCTGGCTAAGTTGGCAGAAGCAGATCACGAAATCGCCCTGCTCATGAACGAGAAGTTCGACCGTGACGCCGCCGACACAAAAGCAGAGGCCGAGCGCAAACAGAAAGAACACGAAGAACGCATTGCCAAGGAAGCGGCAGAGAAAGCACGCCTCGAATCGGAGGCAACTGCACAGCGTGAACGTGATGCGGCATTGCAGCGTGAAGCCGACCTGAAATCTCAGGCAGCGCTGGCTGAAGCCAACCGCATTGCAGCTGAGAAGAAAGCAGAGCAAGACCGCATTGATGCAGCCAACAAGGCTGAAGCCGACCGGTTAGCAGCAGCACAGCAAGCAGAACGCGAGAAGCAGGAAGCTATCGCAGCTGAGCAACTCAAAGCCAAACAGAAAGAAGATGCTCGTCTGGCAGAAGAGAAGCGCATCGCTGACGAAGCTGCTGCCCGCGCTGCAAACATCGAGCATCAGAAAGCCATCAACAACCAAGTAATCGCCATTCTGACCAAGGCTGGTATCTCACCGGATTGCGCAAAAGAATGCGTGATTGCCATCGTGAAAAATCAGAATGCCTCAGCCGTATCCGGCACGAAGCCACCTGTTCAAATCAATTACTAATTAAACCGGAGTATCCCATGCATACCTTTTATGTCATCGGGGGGCCTTGCGTGGGCTGCTCTGAATCACTGTTAGACCGTATCTGTCGTAATGCGAAGAACGCCGCCAAGCGTTTAATCGAAATCCTTAACCAGCCGGGGCGCCCATGAGATTTCAAATCATCGGCACCCTGCTGCACATCCTCATAGACGGCAGCGAACAGTCATTCCCGAATAACCAGCTCGGCTACAAGTTGATGGCTCGGGCGTTCTGCAAGAGTAAGGGTCTCGTATGAGAATTCAATGCAAAGAAATCCACATCACTCAGGAGTTCTTCTCCAAGAAACCGGAGATCGACTTTGAGCCGCTGGATGAGCGAGAGCTTTACAGCCAACTAGACCGCGAGCAGATGTGCGACTTCCTCCGGTCTGAAGGATATGGCGTGACCTTGCCACGGGAGGACGCAGCATGACTCAGGAAGAGAGATTTAACGCAGCACTTGATAGTGCGTCAGTCTGGGAGCGACTGATTGCTGAGCCGAGGTTCACGGATGAACTGGCACAGATTGAGGCGAATGCAGATCACCGAACCACCCTGCAAATGAACAGGATTCAGGAGGCACAACGTGGATTTGAATAAATTCGATGAGCCATTCCCGCCGGAGGATATTGAGTGGCGTGTGCAGCAATGCGGCGTCACTGGAAATGGAAAGCCTTGGGCTATGGTTCTGGCTTATGTAACAAACCGGGCGATCATGAAACGGCTTGATGAGGTTTGTGGCAAAGCAGGATGGCGTAATGAATTTACCCCGGCTCCTGACTCGGGAGTGATGTGCGGTATCTCGGTGAAAGTCGATGGTGAATGGATCACAAAATGGGATGCGGCTGAAAACACGCAGGTCGAGGCAGTTAAGGGCGGTATGTCGGGAGCGATGAAACGCGCTGCCGTTCAATGGGGCATCGGGCGGTACCTTTACATGCTGGAAGAAGGATTTGCTGAAGTCAGCATGGATAAACGCAACGGCTGGAACAGAGCTAAAACCAAGGAAGGAAAGCAGATTTTCTGGAGCCCGCCAAAACTTCCAGCATGGGCACTGCCCACCGCCACCGAAAATGATAAGCCACAAGCGGCGTCAGGAAGGACGCCTGATGAAATCCTTAACGACTTCACATCTCAAGCATCTGACTGCCAGTCAGTCGAGGAATTAAAAAGGATTTACACACCTGCATGGAACGCACTGGCGACATCATCGGAACACCAAACCAAATGCGTTGAGGTTTTCAAAACGCGCGGAACAGAACTTAAGAAGGTGGCATAAATGGCAAGTAGAGGCGTAAACAAAGTAATTCTGGTCGGCAACCTCGGGCAAGACCCTGAGATTCGATACATGCCAAACGGCGGCGCGGTAGCAAACATCCCCCTGGCGACATCAGAAAGCTGGCGTGACAAAGCGACCGGCGAGCAGAAAGAAAAAACGGAATGGCACAGGGTTGTGCTGTTCGGAAAGTTGGCAGAGGTCGCCGGGGAATACCTGAAGAAAGGTTCTCAGATTTACATTGAAGGGAAGCTGAACACGCGGAAATGGACAGATCAGGCGGGCGTCGAGAAGTACACCACTGAGGTTCACGTCAATGTCGGCGGCACGATGCAGATGCTCGGCGGGAAATCAGAAGGCAGCAAGCCAGCACAGAGAGGCACACAGCAATCGCGCCCTGCACAGCAAAGCCAACCGGCATCCCAGAACAACGAACCACCAATGGACTTTGACGACGACATCCCGTTTTAACGGTCACCTCTAAACACCCCACTCCGCAGGTAAATCACATGATGCAAGACACCCTTAAGGTCAGTGATGACCCGACGGATTCCGCACGCCAGTACCGAGCAAATATCTTGGACGTAGTCAGCGCAATGGAATGCGCACTCGCTGGCAAGCCACATCCGCGAATAGTCAACCTTACTCCCGAGCAACGATTCTGGAGAATGCTCGCCATTAAAGCTGCAGACAGACCACCGACTCGCGAACGTTGGGAGCAGGAGCGTGAAAATCGAGAGGCTTATGCTCGCGGCAGAGCGGAATACAACAAGAACTCTGGATTTGGTAAATATCGCGGATACGGTCAAGGCCGCCGCATGGGCGACTAACCCTCTTTCAAGGAACACGTTATGAGCAACATTAAACCAGCAGGTTATCTCAATAAATTCACCGGCATGATTTGGAATCCTGAGCAGCAGCCAGGCGCAGACAGCGAACCTGAAATTTATGAGCCTCTTGTGCGCTTATCAGATGTGCATGGGCTGGTAGCTGAGAATTCGCGAGCGGTTGACGCTGTAACAGTGTTCTCAAAAGTGACGGAAGAAATCACTGAGATTATTTGTGATGAAATTGGTCATGAAAAAGTTGCTGAGATTCTTGGTGCATTTAACGACCTCGGGAATATGCCCAACACCAACGCATTCACCGCAGAACTCCGCGCACAAGGTGTTGATGAGTTTGCGTCAAACATTGGTGCTGAAGCTGCTGGGTTATCCATGTCTAGCAACGCATACAAGGCCATTAAAAGCACAGTATTCAGGGCTGTTAATTTCGCCGCCAATCTGCGCGCTGGGAGGAAGGGATGATGGCTGGCATGACAGTTAAGCAACTCAAGAAATCACTACGCGGTGTGCCTGACGACGCTGAGGTTTTACTGGTAGATCACGACCACAGCGAAAATGAATACAACGGTGTTGCGCGTTTTTGCGGGCATGAGACGTGTGGAGGGGGGCGATACGAAGCTCTCCGCAATGAAGAAGGCGGCGCCGCGGATATTTTCTGGATACAGGTATAGGAGCAACCTCATGACTGAGACAACCATAAGGGGTGGCTGATGATTCACTACCACGGCGGACCTATAACTCCTGACCCGTGCGCAATGAAGGCTTGGAAAGGACGCCACGCTTTTATCTCGTTCGCTAACGCAAGTCAGTTGAATCTTGCCTCTGAAATCTGCCAGTCATTCGCCTTGGACAACGGCGCATTCACCGCATGGAAAGCAGCTGGTAAGAACAAAATCGACTGGCAGGACTATTACGCATTCGTGAAGCGCTGGAAGAATCATCCCGGTTTCGATTTTGCAATTATCCCTGACGTTATCGACGGAGGAGCGGAAGAGAACGATGCGTTACTGGCCGAGTGGCCGCATGGTAAGTTCGCCGGCTGCCCTGTTTGGCACATGAATGAGTCAGATGACCGCTTCATTCGGCTTTGTAATGAGTATCCGCGTGTAGCAATAGGGAGTTGTGGTGAGTATGACGTTAAGTCACCACTCAAAGCGGTGGCACGGCTAAAGGATATTATCCGCCACGTGGTAGATGAGCATGGACAGCCGATCACCAAACTTCACGGCCTGCGCATGCTTAATCCGACTATTTTCACTCGCCTGCCGCTGGCATCGGCTGACAGCACAAACGTAGCCAGGAACATCGGGATTGATAGCGCATGGAAGGGAACCTACTCGCCACAGTCGAAAGAAACTCGGGCAAGCATTCTGGTTGAGCGCATAGAGTCATTCAACAGTACTGGTTCGCTGGAATATTGCGAGAAGCGAGACCACTTCAGCATGCAGTTACAGATGGAGGTTTGAGATGGATGTAATCGAGGTTTTAAAGGCTAAAACTGAAGGCATGCCTGATGAGGTTGTCATTACTCTAACTACTCAGCAAGCCAAGGCCCTGCTCGACCAGCTCGAAGCAGAACGCCAGCGGGCTGCCGGTTCAGAGGAAGAACTGCACAAGGCATTACATCGCGAGAAAGCAGCGGAACGTAAATTTCTTGCGGCTCAGGAGGAAATTGCAGAGCTGAAAGGCGATCAGGTGCCTTACGCATATTCATATAACTATGCCGGTTGTGAAACATGTGAAGGATTCCAAGACTGGCGTAAAGAATTGAGCAGAGAAAGGCCACCTGAATGGATGATTGAAACTGGCAAGGTGACAGACTTAGTTGAGCTATTCACCGCCCCGCAAAAGCCGGTCGTGTTGCCCATGCCTTTTGACATAAACGTTGCAGGTGAGCGCGTGGATTGGAAGGGCGGGGATTATTACGACAGGGACGATGTTCTAGCAGCAATCGAGGCCGCTGGCGGCATCGTGAAGGATGGTGAGTGACATATCAGATGGTTAGCCTATCTCGACGACAATGATGTCGTTGACATGAACAGCCAGCAATAGCTGGTTTTTTTACGCCTGCAACATGAGGTATCCCCCATGCCAATCTCTAACGGCTCATTGGTAACAATGAAGTCAGGTAAAGCCGTGGGCACTGTAATTGAAATCGTCCACATGGATGACCTTGTAACAGAGGCAATCATATTGTGGGATGGAGAATCGTTCCCGCGCAGGACTGATATCAGAGAGCTAAGGGAAGCGACGACAGACAGCCCGATGCTCTACAAATCCATGAGTTAACCAGCCGCCTAGAGCGGTTTTTCTTTATCTGGAGAAAGCCATGACAGTTCTTCACTTATCTACCGAGCGGAAATTTCCACTTTGTGCCGAGCTTGTTCAGCGGATGAACGAGTTAATTCACGAATACAACGGAGAACTTGGAGTAGCTGAATGTATCGGCTGCTTGGAGATAGTGAAGCACGGCATTCTCATTGCACCTACCGATGGAGATGTGGCGTGAAAATCATCATCAAAGGCGACTCTATCCCTGCCCACATCGCAGCCGCACATAATGCAGTAGAACGGCATAAGCAAATCTACGGCGTGAGCCATCTCTATCACGAAGAAATCTATGACGTTAAATACCGTGGCAAGCGTTATCAGATTGAAGTGACGACAAACAAGGCCAGTTACATTGCAAATGTGTTAGCAGGCCATCGGAAACTTTCGAAAGTTCATTATGGGAGTGCAGCATGAATAAGTGCAGTCTGTGCGGTAAATCGCTAACGGATGGCGAAGCATACGAATATCGCGGGTTCATCTCATGTGATGAGCACTTCGAGGCAGTCATAGAAAAGGTTGATATCCGTCGCGGTGAAATTATTCAGCGAAACGAAGCCGTTACCGAGCCTTTGCGTGGGTTGGATATCAGTCCTAACACAGCGATTGGAAACGCTAACCGGAGGTTGTTAGCCCCCATAATCGGGATAGCAGCCAGAGAGACATTTGCCGAAAAGGAATATCGCGAAGGCAAACTTTGAACGAGGACTAAACCATGACCGACCCTAACGTGTACATCAAAACTGCTTACACCGGAAGTGAGTATTTCACCGCAGGGAAGTATTACCCAGTCTGGGGCAAGTACGGGATGACTTGCAGGGTATATGACGATGATGGAGTTGGAAGATTAGTGATAGCACCGGGTGGCGGCGCATGTCCGTATCTGGATGGCAAAGGCGAATGGAAATATGTGGGAGTAACGAGATGAGCAGAGCATCAAAACTGGCTGTTTGGATAATCGTTGTTGCGGTGGGTGGCCTATCGTGGGTGGCTTTGAGTGTGCTTATTTATGGGGTGTGGAAATGAAATACGAATATTTTTGTGGGAGCGAGGGTGATTTTTATGGGGCAAGCGATACGGACTTGGTTGCTATGCATTCCTTTCATGGTCTTGCTCCTATGTTTTCTAAATCAATGCCAAGTGAATTGACTATTGGTTATTTTATCAAAGGAAGACGTGAACCTATCACCGAGCCAGTTTGGGATGGCGAAGGGTTGCCGCCAGTTGGGGTTGAGTGTGAGATTAAGCGCGTTTCTGACTGGATTCCAGTTACGATTAAGTTTATCTCCGGCTATTACACCGTAATTCTAACTCGCGGCGGAACTGAAGATGTCTATCAGACAAGCGCCTTGCAGTTCCGCCATATCCGCTCACCTGAAGATGTGGCAAGGGATGAGGCGACCAAGGCATTCAATGACATCGGCGTGATGAATCTGATACATGCCAGACAGATTTACGACGCCATCGCAGCAGGCAAAATCCCCGGTGTAAAACTGGAGGTGCAAAGTGGCAATTGACACAATCCCTACATTTAACTTTCAGCTTGCCAAGTATGAACCAGACCCTAAAACAGTCTGCTGCCTATGCAAAGAATGCTTCGAGACATCACACCTAATCACGGTCCCTGAAAATAAGAACATATGCGTTAAATGCGCCCAATTGCTCGGTGAAATCGCAGAAGGGAAGCGTAGTGAAATCAGGCTGGATGGCATAAAGGAGATAATGGAAACATTCAGAATAGATGGAGAGCTTGCCCCTGACAATGTTGCAGAAGCGATGTGGGACGCAGGCTACCGCAAGATGGAGTAGCCCATGACGCCAGAAGAGGCCGACAACGCAGTCAGAAGCATCGCAAAGAAACTCCTCACCGAACTCCGCAGTAAAGACAACAACCACACTCTCCGTCAGTTGCTCGATAAATACGCCAACCAAGCTAAGCCACTATGCCCATCAGGTCATGAGGTGTGGCTGTGGCTTTGCGTTTGGGTTCATCGGGTGGCTGAGGGTAAATAGAGGAAGTTACAATGTCACGAGTCATTCAACTAACACCAGCGAAATGGGTATCCGAAGAAGTGCTTATGGCAATCACTGGGCTCACTAAAAATGCAATAAAGTCAGCAAGGGAGAAATCATGGCTTGAGGGAAGAGAGTATCGACACTACTCAGGTGATTGTCAGCCAAAGGATAATTCTCCCATTCTCTACAATCGCCTTGAAATTGATAACTGGGTAGAGCGACAACGCCCGGCGATCCCCCGTCAAAAATCTGCTTAAATAGCCACTCTTTGAACTGAGAGGAAAGCGCATGTCAAAGTATCCAACTGGGGTAGAGAACCACGGGGGCTCATTACGCCTGTGGTTCATCTACCAGGGGGAAAGGGTTCGCGAAAATCTTGGAGTCCCTGACACCCCTAAAAATAGGAAAGTAGCCGGCGAACTACGAACCTCAATCTGCTATGCAATCAGAACGGGGAACTTCGATTACTCATCGCAGTTTCCTAACTCTCCTCGCGCGCAGGAGAACAATGACCATAAACTGAAAATTTCCATTTCTGAAATGGCTCACAAATGGCTCGCATTAAAGCAAACTGTTTTAGCCAAGAATACGCACATGCGATACACGTCATACGTTAAAATGTGCCTCCGTATTTTGGATGACGCAAAGCCAATATCCACCCTCACCCATGAAGATATGATGTCATTAAGGCATGAGCTTTTAACTGGATTTCAACTCGTGGGAAAAACACTGGAACGCTCTCATAAGAAGGGTAGAACTGTCCGCACCGTTAATGGCTATATGGCTGTCATGCAGGAAATGATTAAGTTTGCTGAGAGGAATGGTTACACAAGTGGGTCAGTGATATCTGATATCAAACCACTCAGGAAATCCAAATCAGAACCAGATCCGCTAACAAAAGAAGAGTTTCTTCGTCTTCTTGATGCGACGAAGCACGAGCAGATAAGGAATATTTGGATGTTTGCTGTTAGCACAGGGATGAGACATGGGGAAATATGCGCGCTTGCTTGGGAGGATGTAGACACTGTTAACTGGACTGTGAAGGTAAGCCGAAATCTGGCAATTTCAGATCACTTCACCCCGCCAAAAACGGAAAGTGGGATAAGGACAATAAACCTAACTCATCCTGCAATAAATGCTCTCAAAAGCCAGATGCAATTCACACGCATGCAGGAGCAAAAGGAGGTAGTTGTGAACCTGCGGGAGTATGGGAAGCAGAGAACTGACATATGCACTTTTGTCTTCAATCCATCAGTGACTGGCCGTTATACGACAAAAAGCATTTGCTACATACCCGGCTCCATTGCTGCATCATGGAACACTCTGTTGAAGCGTGCTGGTATTCGGCATCGAAAAGCATATGAGTCCCGACACACATTTGCATGCTGGGCATTAAGCGCAGGAGCAAACCCAAGTTTCATTGCCAGTCAGATGGGGCACACAAATGCTCAGATGGTATTCAGCGTTTATGGGAAATGGATGGCTGAGCAAAACGGCGACCAAATTGCCATCCTTAACCAGAATTTCGACTTCAATGCCCCACAGATGCCCCATAAGAAATTGGCTGGAATATAA